CGGCTTATTTCGTTACTCCATTTAAGGAAGAGCGTTTTGACGCTTTGGAAAAGTGGGGGAAATATTTAAATCAGGACAGGGCAACTTTAAGTTTAGTTGCATAGGAGAAAAGATGAGTGATTTTTGGGGGTATTTTGCTTTAATAATCTGCTTTTTAATTGTTATTTTGCAACATAGCTGACTACGCAAACATTCTAACGCCTGTTTTGTCAATTGTCAGAGCATTTTGCCTGGGAGGGTCTTTCGGGTCATTCGACACAGATATGTGTATCCAGGAATCATATTCGCAAATAATTTGATCAAATAAAATGCCAGATTTTTGAATGGCTTGAACACCTTGATGTGGAGATATGTTACTGATGCGAATATCAGCGGCACACCCAAGCAAGTGTTGTGAGGTATCTTTACTGCCAACAGCATCATTTAACGCTTTACACCGAAAACCACTATTAATAAAAACTGGTGCATTAAAATGGTCACGAACTTGTTGCAACAATTCTGCCAATCGTCGCAGATTTTGCAACTGTGTGTCGTTGGGCGTGTTATTGATTTTTAAGCGAGCAGCCGTACCAGATGCCGTTAGCTCTTCTAAACTGAAGTTTTTGGTTAATTTCATTTTTTCTTAAATAATTTGGTTGCCGATCTAACTCCAAATGAGGCCGCAACAATTGTTCCTAAAATAATTTTGTAATAATCGGGGGCTGCGTCTAATGCCTCAAAACCTCCAAAAACAATCTCACGGCCCCAATCTCCACAGAAGCATAGTATCAGGGGCAAACAGAAAACAATAGTTAACGCTTCATCTTTAAGGCTATTTTGACTGCCTTGAGCCATAATTTTTTCCCAGTCAGCTTCGTGATTAGCGGCCTTTCGATAAACATCCGCTTCAGCCGATGCTTTTATTTTGGCTAATTCGGTGTTTGACTTTTGACGCTCAATGCGTCCCTCTACAAATGTTCCAACCACATTGGCGATTGGACTAATTAAACTTTGCCACATTATTATGCTCTCCTATACTTTGCTGTTTTCTTAGCTATTTTGGTGAAGAAAAAATATCAACGCAGAGCAGCTATCGGTTGGTTGCTTGCCTTTCTTGATATCTTCTCTCTTTTTTCTAGTAGTAGCTAAATATTCTATAGCCCTTGCTGAGTGTTTTTCACCCATTTTATTTTTTGCTTGTGTACTCATTTTCATCCCTTAAAAACCTCAGAGCTTCATCTTTATTTTTAAACTCTTTAACTCTTACCCCATTGGGTATTTGCCAGTTTTTTTGAATACTGACTGCTCTCCAATTTTTAGCAGAATCTAGCCAGGCCAACCATCTAATCTCCATTCTTTCGTTTTGACCAAGCACTTGTAGCCATAAATGAGCCAATTATAGCAAAATTAGAGACATAGAAAGTGCTTAACAAAGCTGAAATGGTGTCAATACGAGCGATTGGAACTAGAGGAGTCATAACAAGTGCTACACTCACAACGACACTCGCCAACGACACCCAACACATTATCCTTTGCTGATCTGCCATTTTATCCGCATTTTCAATACGAATCATTTTTTCTTCACGCTTTAATTCTTCATCAGAAACAACGCCATCTCCATCAAGGTCATGTACAGCATACCGACTATCAGGCTCAAATTTTTTCTGCGTCAACTTTTCTACTCCTATAATAAATATGCTCACCACTTACCAGCTTTTTGCCCTGCTTGAATGGCAAAATCGATTAAAAACCAAATCATAAATCCACCAAAACCCAGGATGGCAACAATTGTTCCATAATGGATAATGTTATCGATTAGTGCCTGTTTTCGTTTTTTTTCAGCCTCTCTAGCTTCCTTTTCTTCTCGAATAAATCTAGCTCTATTTTTTAAAAAATCTTTGTAAACTTTTGCACCGTTCGGATAAGACCAATACATTTTGTCTTTAAGCTCTCTCAACTGACGCTCAGAGTTCTCTTTAGCAACTGCCAAATCCATTGCCATTTGATTAATATTTTTGTTTTTTTTCTTGCTAGATTTTAATTCTTTCTCAGCTAACTTTATTTGATCTTGGGCTTCAAACAGTTTGCCAAGCCCACTCGTAACTTGTCCAATGTCAGCTTTTGCGTCTAATAATGTATTTGTTAATTCAGCGGCCTTTTTTACTCCCGTAATAATAAGCCCGATACTTGCAGGGTCTAGCACTCATATCACCCCACAACAAAATTAGATGCCAACAACAAAAGCAAAGCCCCTGTAGCCGCCAAAAGACAGTGTTCAATGCGTTGTATTCTGTTAAATATAGTTTTCCACCTTTCATCACACTGAGCTTCGTGTCTCTTAAATGCTATTGTTAGCTCTTCAATATTCATCTCTAAAATCCTGGTACGCCAAATAAATTAATCCGATTACAAAACCAAGCAGCCCTACTGTCAACAGTAATAAAAAAAATACGTCAAGTATGATTGGTTGATGCACACAGTCAATCTGCACTTTCGATTGCGTTTCCATCAATTTTTGCCCACTCTGTCACCAAATCAAAATATAAATTCCCTGCAACCATTGGCACTGAAAATACTTGGTCATCTGCCATTGTTAGCTTAATAGACCCATTTTGATTTGTGATTGGTGACGTAACATATTTCGCTGATTTTATTTGAAATGTATTGTTCATTATAACTCCGCAGTGAAGGCTATGTAAGTGGTGGCATCATTTAAAGCCGCCAACGCTGTGCCGTTACCAGCTACTAGGGTAGTCGCAGACGCAGCCACTTGTAACGTAGCCCTTTGACTTGAATCTGTGTTGGTATCAATCGCAATCGAGCTAACTGTTGTTCCAGCCTCAGCAGATGTAAGAACAGCAAAAGTCCCACCCGTTTCTAGGGTTGGAATCCCACGCATCTGGGGGTAAAAATTTACAGGATGACGGGAATCATCTGTGGTTACACAAAAGCCCATAAAGAATCTATCGTAAGGGCTTTCCGCTTGATTTTTTTGATAATATCTTTTGCATTTTTCTAGTGTTGCACCATACGGCTCGAACTCAAAATCGGTTCCGACTGTTCCTTGTTCAAGTTGCATCCCAGTTATGAGAACCTCGTTGCTAGTGCTACTAGCAATATTAATATTGGATGAAGACACCCGATTAGCACTTGTGGCAGAAGCCCAGCTTGTATTTAGCGTGCCACTGGTAAAATTACTTCCAGCTGCCATCCAAATAATTACATACATACCAACACCATTGTCTGCACCAGGACTTCCTGTGGTGTCTCCAGCATAGGTTAATTCTTTTTTCTCCCATGTGTTGGCCGATGATATGGTAAATGTCTTTGATATTTGGCGTGTATTGTCAGGGTCGTACAACTCTGCCGTCAGAGTTCCAGTTAAGTTACTTTTTATCCAGAACGACAGTGTTAACGCATCTGCCGAACTTGTGCCTTTCTTAATCCTAATTAGATTCTGTGCTTCGAGTGCTTGATACATATCTACTTGTGCGTTGGAAGCCAACGAGGTATCAGCGGCTGTACAATCAATTTTTGTGCTATAAGTAAAGCCAGAACCAGTAGGAACATCAGTGCTTCGTGCGATGGTGTATGTCCCATGTGACGCAATATCAACTCCAAAGCGATCTACAGTATAATAACCTCCAGTTGTTTTACCTGTCACCGAGGTTGACCTTTGCCAAACGTCTTGGCCTCCGTTGATTAGCAAATTTTTTGATCCAGAAGGAACGGGTGGATATATTTTTGTGATTGCCATTTGTGATTATCCCGATGAAACTTTCAAGGCTCCCGAATCAGACCATATGGCTCCTGCAACTCCAGGGTCGGAGGTTGGAATCCCCGTAAGATTAATTTTTGAATGAGTGACTGCGTCTGCTGCCAGCGATGCCGTTACAACCGTTCCATCGGCTGGCACATTAATGTCTCGAACACTCCCTAACGCTAAGATGTAGTCAATGGTATCAGAACTTGACAGCGTTTCAGTAAAAGTTAAAGTGTTTCCGCTAACTGTGTATGCCGTCACTGGCTCTTGTGTAACCCCGTTGACACTAACAATCAAATTTTGTGCCGTTGCCGGATAATATGCAGAAGACCCTTTAGTCAAAGTGTAGGCTGCTGTGGCACTAGCAGTCAAATCGTCCAAAAGATCAAATGCCCCGCTAACTGGTTCGTTTCCAATATATGCCATTACTAACCTTTCGGATACTTGTCTTTAATAGCCTTAATAGTTGCTTTCCATCCATCAATGCCATTGTGATACAGGTCGTCTAATTGATCTGTTATTGCTGGATACTCAGATACTCTGGATATTTTATAGGCATCAGGATCAACCCAAGCGTTTACTTTATCCATATCTATATCAGTAACTAAGTTTCCATTGGCATCATAACATTTTGGATTAGTGTCACCATCAACTGTCCTCACGTTAGAATGCGTTTTTAGAATCGCTTTGTGTAAATCGCTCATGCCAAAATCTCCATTAGGGTCAGTGAACTGCTTGCCCTTCCATCGTATGCCGCAGCATCGTTATCCCTCTGGGAACGATTCACCCAGTAGCCATTCCCGTTGCTGTCCTTTCCTTTTACGGTATAAGTAATAGAGCTCGTTGATGAAGGGCTGTCCAAAAAAATCATACTTTGTGGCTGTTGGCTGTGCAAAACACCTTCAGTGTAAACAATCCCTGCCCCCGTTCTGCTACCTGCACTATCTCCAGCACCGACTATTGTGCTGTCCCGATGAAAAGAAAAATAGGCATGGTTACTTTGATAATTATTAGTTAATGCCATAGAACATATCAAAAGCACTTTGCTGTTTGCCGCTGAAGGCGTGATGTCAGCAGTCAATATTGTGGTGTATGATGTGCTGGTTGATGTAAAAGCATCACTTTTAAAATGCTGGACGACTTGATTGATTTTACCGCCCCCTGTTCCCAATGCACTTCCGTCAACACTAACTCCTGACGCAGATATCACAACTGTCATTATTTTTTCCCTTTAAATTATCGTCCAAGTTTTGCCAGATGGAATGGTTATTTGACCACCCGTTACAACTGTAATATCACCCATCGACACATGGTTATCATAATCCCCAAGTGTTATTTCACTGGCAATGGTTGAGTCATGCCCCTCAATTCCAGGCGGCAAAACATATCGGGTTGTTTCGTCCGGTTTGTTTCCAATATAAGCCATATTTTCCCTTTGTTAAGTTGAAATAGCATCGACCGCACTGACAACCGCATCGATGCTTGATGCCGTGTCACTTTTTATGTAGAGGCGATCTCCCGATTGAACAACAACTTTTGCACCACCATCCAACAACTGCAAAGCACTACCCGATGGAATCGGAGCGTTTTTAATCAAATAATAATCGGTACTGCTGTTTTTTATATAAACATCGACATTGACACTACTAGTTACAATGTTTGCTAAATTTATGCCAACAATTGTGTCGTATGAGTCAAAATCCGACCCATTGGGAACGTCCACAGCAGAAGTTCCAATCGCCCGTTCAATGTATCTTCTAAAATTTTGTGCCATTAAATTTCCTTCATAAAGCGATAGACATCGCTATTGAGAATCCAGCAGAAACACCGCCTGATGCCCCAATATCAGACAACACCTCACTGGCACTTCGTCCTTCAATTTCTGTCCCATTGACTTTTAAAAAATCTCCTGTGGAAACGCCAGAAGTAAATTTTGGAACATTGGTATTCGATATTCCCGTATCTAATGTTGAAGCAGTCCCCAAACCTAAAGTTGTGCGTTGTGCTGAAGCATCAGCGTCATCAAGCAACGCCTTACCAGCAGTTGTTAGGTCATACGTTCCAGCACTGCCGCTACCAGTCCATTGTATTCCTTTATCTGCTGCACTCGTTAATCCAGCTATTGCGGTTAAATCTGCATCAGCCGGTTGAGCCCCTATGTCACTTAAAACCTCGCTTGCACTTCGCCCTTCCGCTTTCGTGCCGTCAATTCTGAGGAAGTCATTATCACTGACAGTTGCGTTAACTTGAACAATGTTATCCTCACTGATCCCAACTGAAGGAATACCAGCAGCTGAGGCCGCAGCAGCAGTAGCCGAATCAGCCGCAGCCGATGCTGAATTACTGGCGTTTGTCGCCTGAGTCGAGGCAGTGCTGGCTGAAGATGAAGCCGAACTGGCCGATGAACTTGCCGCTGAACTTGAAGTCGAAGCACTGCTTTCAGAAGTTGCCGCAGCACTAGCACTAGCAGCCGCTGCCGTAGCACTTGTTGATGCGTTGTTGCTGTACGTTAGGGCATTTTGTTCGCTAGTCGCAGCACTAACCGCACCTACTTGGTCGCTAACTACTCCTCTGTTGATTGCCATTTGTTTTCCTTCTTCGCTTCGCTTCCTTGGTTACACTGTAAGCATCACCTAGCAACACTTGCGTGACATCGTCCAAGGGTTTCCAGTCATGTGAGTTTTTTATCATCTCGTGAACGTCCCAAGAATCTACTTCTATGACGCTCTTGTTTTTTCGATACTCAAACCTGTACTTTTTGTCCATATATAAAATAGGGGTGTTACCACCCCTATCCTCTGTTTACCAAGCTGGTCGCCCAACAATCACTTTTGCTGTAGCCGCACCAAGATTTTTAGCACCGCCAGTGTTGTTCAAGGCTTGAATGTTTAAAGTGTTAGCTGCCACTACCGTTGAGGTAATGGTCACATCTTCATTATCTATTGATAATGATACACCTAAAACCATATCTCCAAGGGCTAACCCGTCTACTGTTCCCTGATGGTCATTTTCATCACCATCAGCGATATTATCAAAATCAACAGCACACGTTACAACCCACATTTCACTAAATGCACCTGGAAATTGCTGGACACCCCTTGCTTGAGTAATGCTAGTTAAAGCCATTTTTATCTCCTAAAAAAAGGGAGGGCAAAAGCCCTCCAAGTGGGAATGTTAAGCACTCGTGATAAGAGCAATAGCAGCGTCATTTCTCATTTCTGCTACCCCATAGAGGGCATCCGCAGTTAGTAGATCAGCTAAATACTCTTGCTTATACTGTGTTTGTACACGAACATCTTGTTGCATGGCAAGCCCTAATGCTGACTTATGCCCCAACAAACAAGCTCTAGCTCCTGCATTTGATGTTGTATCACAGTTTGAGCTAACAAACACAGACACGCCATACAAATCGCCAATACGACCATTTCTGATGGTATTTGCACCGCCAGATTCACCAGTAAAGGCTTGCTCAGTAAAACGAGACAATCCCATCAGGGTGTTTCTTGCTGATGGTGGAACAGTGAAAAAACGATCTTCCACTGGAACATCTGCATCATCAAGCGTTTGTATTGCTTTCCTAAAACCTGCATCGGTAATCGCATTCTCATTTCCAGAAGCATTGTAGGTCGTACTTCCGTCTCCTGCGATCACTCCAGCGTTATAGGCATTTGTACCATTTCCTCCTTGAACGCCTCGACCAAGCTGAACCAAATCTGTGTCGATTTGCTTTGCCAAAGAGTATCCTGCATCTTCGGTATAATGCTGACGCAAAGTGTCTAGTGCCTGGACAGCCACAATATCCTCAAGCAATACACTATGCTCATAGTGCTTGTTGATTGTTATTGCCACTGTTCCGTGTGTCGGAGCTACCAAGGTAACTTGACTTCCTGCTGCTTTAGCAGAAGCACTTGAACGTGTAAATTTGGGGACGTTAATTGTGTCGCCACGCTTTCCCGTGTGATTAAAATTGGTTACTAGGTTTGCTAGAACCAACGCTTTTTTAAAATCGGCAACAACTTCGTCACTCCACAATTCAGGGATGAAATTGGCTGCCGTTGTGGTAGTTGTATTATCAGTACCTAAAGCCATCTTATTTCCTTAAAAAAAAATTTATCTGACCCGACCTGTTTTATATAATTCCTCTACATTTAAAGAATTATATAGCTCGGGATTACTATTTTTCATGTTGATTAACTCTAATCGGGTGTAAGTTTTACTTCCTGCATTAGCTCCACCAGAATGAACTTTGGCTTTAGATAGGTCGCTTTTTGTCTTCACTTCTTGTTGAGCTTTTGCTTCGGCATTCTTTTGATTGCCAGTTCGCTCTTTCCAAGTTTCCAACAACTCATTTGCAGAGTCATAGTCGTATAGTTGATCTGCTTCTTGCAACAACCTAGTACGAATTTTTGACTTTCCTACCCAATCTTGAAACTCTTTTTGTTGAACGATCTCTGCATAATCAGGATGTTCTGTTTTGAGTTTGTTCACACTTTCTAACTGCTGTATTTGTGTCAGTTTGCTTTCTAGCTCTTGTATCTTAGGGTTAGAAGTTATTTTGGTGTCTACTGCTTTATCAGGGTCTTCAAAGAAATCCACTGGTGGCTCTTCTTGCTTTTTACCCGCTAATAAATGGTCATCAACAACTTTCCGAAGTTGACCAACCTCGAAACCTTGTTTTGTGAGGCTTCTTTCCTTCTCCAAGCGTAGCTCTCTTTCATGCTCGTATTTGGATTTGTAATCGACCTCTGGTGATTCTTGTGCTGCTTCCTCGTTTGCCTCAATCGGCTCGTTGGTCACTTCTTCTGACATACTAGCTCCTTATCATTTTCAGATGGTTTGCGTTATGAAATTAAACATTATTAGCTCCTTATCCTTTTGGGATGGTTTGCTGTTTCTTACAAAAACTATTCATTTTAAAATTATTCGCTCTTATTGTGGCATTAACTGGATAGGTTGGTTTTTATCGCTTTCTTCATCATAAAAGTCTGTTAAGATTTGTGCCCCTATAAGCCCCAACGATCTAAACGTAAAATATGCTCTGTCCCTAGCTTTGCTTGCCGTTTTTGGCGTTCCTGCTCCCAACAATAATCTGTTAGCAAATTTACTGGTTATTAACCTACCTATACCCATATATTTTGCCAGTGTTAAAAAAGCTGACTTAGATGGCCGTACCGCCACACCTGACGCTACTTCAGCACTTTGCAATGATGCACCCGAATCGACTCCTTCACTAAAAAGCTCTGTATAAAGCCTTTGATTTCTTAACATACGAATGTCTTGTCGAGTCAAAAAACGCAAAAACCCTTTTTTACCATAATCTTGGATTGTGCTGTTTAATTTTTTGAAATCAATAACATTTCTTCCATCTTTAAAAACCACCGCTTGCCTCAACATATCGTCCACAATTGCCGACCTAAAACTTAACCCTATTCCTTTTTGTTTTCCGCCTTGTTTTTTTATCTGTTCTACAAGAGTTTGCAATTGTTGTTTATTTCCTTGTTTTATTGAATTTAACGCATCTTTTGCAGTATTATCTGTTGATTTTAACTTTTGAGACATTGAGGAAGCATTGCGAATAACCTCATCCCACTGTTTAAACGCTTGCAATTCTGCATTATCAAACAAAACTTCTAGCGTTTCGGAGTCCATATTTTTTAAATACTTTCCAATAGCGTTTGGGTCTTTTTCTACTTTTTCTAATAAATCGTTATAAGCATACGATTTCAAATTTTGAAAAGTCTCTCCCTTGTCTGTTTCCTGCGACAACCTTTTAATCAAACGAAGCTCCATCATTCTATTGGGCGAGTTAAACTGTTCTGCTAATTGTTGTGGATTTGGGTTTCCTGTCGGTTTTGACGTAAACAACTGCTTGATAAAATACATATCCAAGACTTTGAATCTTTCTCTTGCTGCGTTAACAGCAGCCCTGTATTTATCTCGAAACTCTCTGTTTGCATTTTGTGGGTTTTCAATAACGACTGTTAATGCGTCCCTAACTTCTTTTGCTAACTTACCTTGGTAATCTACTCTGCCGCCTGACGGAATTGTCATGTCGTACAATTCTCTTTTGAAGCCATCTAGCTGTTGCCACTCATCGACAACCACGTTTTTTTCTAACCCTTCTATTACTTTAGGACTGGGGTTCTCTAAAAATTTTGCTATTTTCCTGACAACTGCTGTTAACTCTGCCGTACCGGAGCCTGTTGACTTTGCTTTTGCTAAATTTTGTATCGTTTCTCCTATTTGCAATTTAAAGTTATCATAGTTGAATTGTGGAGCCTCTACAGCTTTTGCAAGTTCGTAATATTCACTAACTTTTGCTTGAGAAACCTTTGACCACTTTTGAGCTAAATTTTGTAAGCCCTCTCCTGTAGCCGATTTTTTTTGTCCACCACCTTTAGCAAACAACTTTGAAACAATTGCATTTTTTGTGTTGTCTACTACTTTATTTAACTCCATGTAAAAATTTGGAGCGTCTGTAGTTTTTAAAGTCATTAATTTTGACAAAGACTTGTCTTTTGCCATGTCAAAATAATTCATTATTGCCCCAGAAACACCTTGAGCTTGTTTTACCACTTTTTCTAAAACTGGAATGTTTGCAACTTGCGTAGGCAATGGAGCAGGTAAATCTAATTCTTTCGCTGCTCTTAATGCTTTTTCTCCTCCCTCTGTTGTGCCAACCAAGCCACCGCCACGACCCGTTGCTGCACTAAATACCCCCTCGCCCACTCTTGTAACACCCTGACCAACCGTGCCTCCAAGTCCAGCTACGACCGATTCGGGAGCTGCTCTTGATGCAATCTCGCCAAAGGTTTCTACGTTTTCCCCCATTATAGATTGTGTACCTTCTTTTGCGAATTGACCACCAATGTTGCCTAATCCAGAAAGACCAAATGTTTTAAATAACGAGAAACCTGAACCAATGCCTTTTGTTGCTAACAACTCCCCCATTATTTGAAAACCATCTGATCCAACAAACTCTATAATGTCGTTACCAATATCACCTATTGTTGAAGGATCAACCATGCTATATTTTTGGTCTTTTGTTTTTCTAAAGACAAACTGAGGCTCTGTATACCCAGGTAAATTTGAAACTGCAATATCACCTTCGGGGTATGCGTTACGAAAAGCTCTTAATTTTTCGTTAAAATTGCTACCCATAGCCATTCTTCCCCTAACCATCCCAGATAACGTATCATTCCCTAACGTGCTTTCGGTTAGAGTTGGAAACGTAATATCATCCGTTCCTATTTCGCTTGCTGATGGCACATTGTCAATTAAATGATAATATGTTTTACCTTTACTTTTTTCTTGCGTAGTGTTTGCCATTTTTTACCTACTGTGTAAAATACTGGATTCTTAAACGCTTAAATTGGCGATAATAATTGCCCGCCTCATTTTCGCTCATGCCATAATCTTCTATTAAACGACCAATTAACTCATTATCTAAATCTCGTTGTATTTTGGGATCGGGGTTTGTTTTAAACAATCTATTTTTTTGTTCTACGTTAAGATCAACTTCATTTCTGAAAATATCATTTAAAGTTACTTCTCTTATAACCCGAAGTGCCGCTAACACTTCTTCTTTTCCTTGTCCAACCTCAAGTGCCGATAATACTTCTTTTGCTATTTGTTGCTCTCTGTCGGTATACCTTCCACTAACATCACCAGTGGTAATTGGGGTTAAAGTAGCTATCAAAAGTTGCGATCTAGTTGCAACATCTTTAAGGTCTGCTGTGCCTACGCCTGTAATACCTTTTGAAATTAAATCTGATAACTGAGGCAAATTCACTGAACTAGCCGCCCCCGCAACCTTACGACCCAAAAACCCTAAAAACCCAACTGTTCTTGGGTTTGCTTGTATTTTGGCTAACAAAGACTGCACCCCATTCACAAGGTCTTTATTTGACCTTTGACTTTGCGTTAATTGTCGTACGTCTTTTCTGTCTGTAGCTTCTGTACCAGTTCCCTCTGCATACACATTAATTGTTTGATTGCCACTGGTTGCCGTTTTTTCTAATATTTCTAGTTCCGTTTTTTCGGATTCAGTAAGAGTTTCTTTGCTGCGTAACTCTAAAATCCTAGCCAAGTTTCTGTCAAATTGCGTTTTTGGCTCCTCTTTGAGTATTTTTTCAAGCACTGACGTTACTTTGTCCATATTCGCTTGGGTTCTCACAGACGCAAAGTTATTGTAAACCGCCTCATACATCTTTCTTTCATCTTCAGTTACATTTTGTAACCTTCCTGGCATAGGCAGCCGATTAAAAGCATCAGTAAACCCCTCATACGCTTGGTTTTCGGTGTTAACCTTAGTTTGTCGTTTAGCTAACTTGTTTTTTAAATCTGCTGTTGATGTTTTTAACGCACTTACTCTGTTTTCTAATTTTTCCCTAAAACTTGTTGACAACGGATATTCAGGGTGGGTCATTGCCAAATTGATTACCTTTATTTTATATTCGTTGTCGTGAATTTGTTGATTATAGAAATCAATTTCACTATCATTTGTTATTAGCCCAGTAAATGATGGAATATTTTTCATTGCAGCTGCTAAATGTTGCCTAGTACCTGTATCGTTAGTCTGTAATTCAACATCACGTGCCTTTTGATCCGCTTGCTGTATGCTGTCTGCGTTTTGCAATCTATATGATAATAATCCTTGCAATGGCAGATTATATTTTTTATATGACCGGCCTACAATGTCAAAAAACCTAGATGTGCCAAAAGGCACACCTTCCTTATCAGCAAATTTAAACGCTTCTTCTTCTGCTTTTTCTGTGTTTTTATTTTTTTGTTGTAACTTCCTAGCCTGAGTTATTAAAGGGTCTTCATATCCCGCTAACCTTTCCGCAATTCGGCCTAATGACTGCCCTGCTTGACCATACAATAAACCAATCGTTTGCCCTGGAGTCAAAGAAGCTCGTGCTATAAGGTCTTGTTGCTCCCTTGCCCTGACTTGTTGTCGTGCCAGTTCTACGGGGTCTACTGATTGTGCTTGTGGTGTGCTAAATAATCCCATTATTGTCCCATCCTATGAAAAGTAACTAGAGGACATTGGGTCGATTAACGCCCCTGGTACTCTTTCTCTTTCTACAAGCTGTCTGCTTTCAATCGGAGCCGACCCCCCCCTATCTTGCATTTGGTCTTGTATGAACTTATCAATAGCATTGCCAATGCCTTGCCCTGCTTCCTGATAAAACATACCTTTTCCTATTCCCACATCTCTTACGGCATCTCCCAATGCTCTACCTGCCGCAGCACTTCCTGCTGTTGCTCGACCACCTAAAACACCGCCTTGGTCTACCAATCCCATTGCTAATTGATCCAAGTCCACAACACGACCCAACGCTTGGAATCTTCTATCATCCAAGCCCAAAGCAGCTTGTAAACTGTTTAAACGGGATTGTGTCGTAGCATCAGCACCTCCTAACAATTGATTTGCCATACCAATCGCAGCCCTTTGTTGATCCAAGCCCAATTGCTCTGAAGCTATAATTCTTCTTAAATCTGCTTCGGACAACGCACTTTGCAACGCTTGCTGTCGCTGAGAGCCGCCTGTGCTTCCAAGCATACCTTGTGTCAGCAGTCTATTTTCTAACTCTAACTGTCTTCTTTCCTCTTCAGGAGCAGCTAATCGTCTAGTAGCGTCTAAAAAAGTAGCAGATGCTTGTGCAGGGTCAAATCCCAAAGCACTTTGAGCCATATCAAGATAAGTGTCTCTCAAATCAGCCAGCCTTGGGTCACTTGCTTGCCCCATAAGAGATGTCCTTATACTGGCAAGCTCTGGGCTTAATCCCTCAGCTTCGCTAAAATATTGATCTCTTATGGCCTGAAATTCAGGGTTAAGCATTCCTACCGCAGAGCCATAACCACCGTCTGGCGAATCATAAAATCTGCCTGTTCCAAAACCACTCCTAACATTGAAAGGACGGAATTGTGAGGCATCTGCCTGTATTTGAGCAGCCCTTTCCGTTGCTTTGGCCGCCTTCTTTCCACCCAAGTAACCACCCACTGCACCAATGACATCTCCGATAATAGATGGGTTTAAAAATTTGCTTCGCCCTAATAGAAAATCAATAAAAATGTTCACTTCATTCTTCCTCGTTTTGCGTAAATATCAAATTTTTGTATGGCAAGTTCAGCCCCATTGACCGTTGAAAAAATACCCACTTGAATCATTTTACCAGCACTTTTACCTATTGAAGACACTTCATCAATAATACGACCCGATGAATACTCCGCTATATTATACTCTGCTACGTTGTATTCATGTGTTGTTCCACCGCCTACGCTTTGCTGTTCTGTAAACTCTGTTCCTGAGTAGTCGTAACTGTGTCGAACTGTAAATACACTCGCTGAACTTCCTTGCATTGTAAAGTTTATTTTCTTTAAAATCTTTTGAATAAAAGGCTCACCAAAACTTATCCAAGCCGTTAAATAGCTCATATCAAAGCCACTGGTGTTGTCCTGATAACCAAAATACTTGCCGATAATGCCTGTTTGCCCAAACAATAAATCACCATTTATTCTTGTAATCATTGACTTAGGATTAATTGTATCCCATGTTGTAACGGGAGATGCCCCGTTGGGCAACACCCTCGATATGTCAAAGCAAAAGGTAATGCCGTTTTGCGGAAAATTGCACAAATAAAATCGTTCTTTTTCATTATAGGTAGACGTTACTTTGCTAATATCTGTTTCTGCACCTATATAATAAAGCATTTCATTGCGAATATTGCTTGAAATGTCACGCATTGGCATAGACTTTTCTTGGATCGTGCGTTGCAAACTCCTGACTCCCGTGTCTGACAGAAACAATAAATCTGTTCCTATGTCCTGCACCGTATCTCTTGCTACACACCCAATACCCTTAATATGCTCCACTAGCGTCATTGACGAAGGGTTTGTTGCACCAGAATAAATTAAAATGCTTTTTCGACCAAATATAACCAGATACCCATTGAAAGCAGCCAAAGCGGATATGCTGTCCATTCCCTGCGTCCAAACTGACTTTAAATCAACACTGCCACTAGCTCCTCCTGTCCAAATGTGTCCAGCTAGGGTGTCAGAGTAATACAAAACTGTTTTGTCTGTTGCTACATCTCCAACCCACAACCGCCCATACGCACCTAGTACCGCATTTGCTTGCGGTGGCGTTCCAGCCGCACTGGTCATAGCCGTCACAAGTTTCATTGTGGTTCCATCCCAACTTAACGGTGCGTGACCACTCTGAAAAAGCCAGAGAAAGTTGTTAAAGTTAACCATTTGCCAACGATTTGCTGTTACAGACGTACTATACTTGCTTGTTAGGGTTGAGGTTCCTTCGTACAAATTATTGTTAGCTGCACTTATAATTTGAGTGCTACCATCAATTTTAAGGTATTCGCCAATAGCTTGTATGTCATAACTGCCTATTGATGAGCTTGTTACGGCACTATACCCTTTGCGACTGGCAATCCGACCCTTGCTGTCAATAACACAATTTACCGCCTCTAGAGCATAACCTGGCTCGAGGTCAACGGATGACGACTGCTTGTTCAACCCCTTAAAACCAGGGGCTGAAACACTTACAGGTTGTAAAGGTTCCATCTATACGACATTCCATATAATTTCGTCTTGTGCTATATGAGCATCTTGAGATATAGCGTCATTTAAAGCGTAACTATACAACTGATAGGCTTCTGATGTATTTTGACCACCATCTTCACCTCTTTCCGATATTGCCTTTGCCCAAGCACCTAAAAGCACAGGGTATTCGTTCATAACTAACTCATCTGTATCTGAACTTAAATCTGCTTGTGGAATAATAAGGTTGAACCTCATCGAGTAAACTTGGTCGGGAACAGGATAAACATCCACTTTAGCGTCACCTGCTGAATCGTAGCCGTTAAACCCGTAATTGGTTGGAGCACCTTTTTGTGTCACCCCAAAGTAAAAACGCTGATTAAGTTGATTCATCCCAACTAATTTCATTTCGATGTCTTGAGTGTCGTTAAAAGCGTCAATAACTCGAAATCTTTTTTGTGACGTTGTTAATGTGTAATTAAATGTGTCTGCTACCGTATCTACGGTTATTGTACTTCTGAGTCTATTCCAGTTCCAAGCATCTTCAACTTCCCGTTTAGCCTCATTAATAAATTTTCCAATTAGACTGGAGTAAGAATTGTCCGATACACTCGTTACCTCGCTTTCTCTTAAGCGGGCAAGTACGTCATTCACCAGAGTAAGGTAAGTTTTGCCTACTGCCATTTATCAATCCTTGTAAAATATTTTCGTTATTTTTGACCATTTCATTTCTGAAACTTTCTACCGCACTTCCAGTCTGCCGTTGTTGTTGACTGTTTTCCACCAACAGCATTGGCATCCATGTCATCGAACACCCCCACTGGTCAATCTCCTGACCTGTATTGGGGTTTGTTCCTCGCAAATGAATGTACCAGGCACAGTCATGTTCCATACATTTTTTTTTGATGAGTGGACATTTCATTAAGATTTAGTGCAGATGATGACATCAACATAGCTAACATCCAAGTTGATGGCACTTCCTGTAAAAGTCAGCCCTGTAGCCCCGTGAGTGTGGCCTCCACCACCGCCTGTGTTTTCAATTTTTCCACTGGAACTTGAGGTGGCACTTTGATGGAGAGAAGCTGTCGCACTTGATCCAGCAGCAAATACACCGCCATCTTGCTTGTGTCCGTGTGAGTGGCTTGGTATCTCACTCACTGTAAGAGTGTGGCTTGCTGTGTTTCCACCGATGCTACCTGCTGGTGTCTGTGAAGCAAATGCCGTTTCAAAGGCCACACTACCTCCTGAACCACCGCCTGATCCTGAAACAACTCGAATTGCTTTGTCGTTATGTGTTGTACTTTTTGTCCAACCGCTTGGAGCCGATGCTTGATAGAACAACATAACTGAGCCTGTTGGAATCAGTGCTGAACTCGCCCACGCTGACCCATTTGACATCAGGACGTTCCCGCTTGTTCCAGCCGCAGTCACCCCTGTCCCGCCATAAGCCACGCCAAGGGTTGCTGTCGCATCTTGTTTTGTTGCTACGGCTGTTGCAATGTTGTTAAACTCAGTATCAATTTCCGTTCCCTTGACCACCTTGTTGGCATCGCCAGTCGAAAGAGAATCTTTGCTGGCAAAATTTACTGATTTTGTATAATTACTCATCTATATTGTGCCTTTTTTTCGTGCATAACAGCCCATTTGTCGGCTGCTGTAGGGTTGCCACTGGGGTCTACCCCCATGTGCAAATAATCTATATATGGGGCTGATATTCGGTATTGTGCATACCCTCCACAACCACATTTTATTGACAATTGCTTTTTAAACATAAACTTTTCTGTAATTTTGCCACAATCACATTGATACTCAAACATCGGCATTTAGCTCCTCCATTGTTTCTAGGGTTTGTTGCTGAAGATTAAGAATCCACTTAATTATGCTTAACTCACCCTGTTTGAAGTCTACGTTCTCTGGTGTTACGCCATCTAGGGTGTCTACCGTTTTTTCCATCGCCTTTACGTCTTCCACCAAGTCAGCCCATCCTTTGGTGTCGAACATCGACAACCTCGCATCGTAGTATTTTTCAAGATCAGGAGACACGATCTAAAATCTTTTCTGCCATTCTTGAATCCATCTTGCCTGATTCTATCTGACTCTTTAAATACAAGCCTAGCTCGGCTATGTCGTTTTTCTGTGCTGCATCGGAACGCTTGCCTTCATTTTCATCACGCTTTAACCTCAAAGCCTCACCTTTCAAAGCAAGCTCTGCTGATTTAAGCTGAACATCGGCTGCGTCTTTTCTCGCCTTTAAGTCGGCTTGTTTGTTTTGAACTTCGACTTGAGCCATGCCCACAGGGTTTGGCTGCGGTCTTTGAGGCTCTTGAGATTGTTGCAACATTTGTTGTAGAGCATTAACCATAAGCTCTCGATTTTGGATAGAAGAGTTTTCATAAATTGATTGCAATATAATCATAAATACAGGTGAATTAGGTTGCGTAACTTGCAAGAGTTGAATAAGTTGCTGTGTTTCAAACTCCCTAGCCATTAAACCTAACGTAGAATGAGGCTTGAATCGGTAATCCATTACCGGATACCTTTCTGAATCAAACTGCATAAAGCGTGAAGCACATTTTTTCAAAGAAGGTATTAAAAAACTACTCTGAAAGTTCTGTAAGGTGCGTTTCTGGCGTTTTATAGAAGCACCCATCATCATCGACATACCACCCATTGTCGCATTTCGAGGATTAACCCCCAGTGGGGCAGCCGAATCCATCGCTCCTGTGGACATTGTAATCATTCTCTCTAACTCAGCCGACTCTTTATAACTTACTGTATTAAGCTGACCGTAGTTAAAAGGCATTAAAATAGTCTTAGGATCACCGTTTGTTAGTATAGTCTGCCCAGGGCGAACTTTAGGTTTACTTCCTCTTGGTAGTCTTGAAGCATCCACCGCCATCATAGGGTGGGTTGTTAAGGCAAGAGCGTCAGCCCTTGCTCTTAATTCAGCATCAAGAGCTTTTTGAGCGTTGTATCCCTTCTCGACAATGCCTCTACCGTAAAATCTCCTCGGTACTCGGTCATGTTGGTACGCTACTACAGGGCGGTCTTGCATTAAATAAGGTGATTCAACCGCCTTTATAATCTCTGAGTCGTTAGCGATCACAACAATAGCCTCAACCATGTCATCATCGTCCTCTTCACCGTCTACAAGGTAGTGTTTGGGTACTTTGCCGTAGTATTTGCACAACTTTATCGTATTTTCACTGGGAATTTGCTTTGTTTCTCCCGAATACTGGTCTTCATACGAAACACTGGCATTTCCTAAGTCCACATCCTCGTAAACACCATCTTTTATGCCCTGAACGACTAAATGTCGAGGCACTAATTCGTCTATGGCAACTCCCATAGCGTCATCTACCGTTGTTGCCGCAGGGTCAATTGAGAAATTAAAGGGCGATACGGGCTTGAGCTTAACGCAGACATAGGTACGGGTCGCCACACCTCTCTCTGTCAAATCTGTGCCTTCTATGGGCTGTTCAACAGCGTATAATTCTTCTTTTTCCTCGGTTAAAATCTCAGCTATACCCGTACCATACAAACAACCATTGAGCATTGTCTCGCAGATGGCCTCTTTCCAGCCTTCTTTCTCCAAATCCTCTTTCATAAGGTTTCGTAAGTAAAGAATGTCGTTTTTATTCGGGTCTAATACGTCATCTTCCAAGTCAAACCATACATCCCTGCCAAAAGTAGCCTCTTCCAACTCTGCTACAGTCGATTCAACCGCTTGTTGGGTGGCTGGCGATATAAGCCTTGAACGCTCACTTTGCCTTTGTCTGTCGCTCTCATCCCAAATACCACGCCAGATGCGATAATATTCTTTGTATTTTTCGTCATAGTTGGAAGAACGGTATTGTCTCCATTCGTCAACTTGGCTCATTATCCAACTTAATAAATCTTTATCCATACTGCTATTTCTTACCTTTTTTCATCATCTTGTCGAGCTCTTTCATTACATTGGCTTGCTGCCTCGGCCCTAACAAATCAAACCCACCTAAAAAATACGCTTCCATTGGGTTTTTTTTAGCCCTTGCTCTTATTTTGTTCTGATTCTTTTTTCCTATATCTGCCATTTTTTTCTCCTAATATCCACTCACTAAGTCAAAAGGTTCATAATCGTCTAATTCCATGTCGTTATCGTAAGGCGTAAAAGCTACCTGATCTGTGTAAGCTAAAGCATCAACAAGGTCGTCATGGGCTAGGGGGTTTGGAAAATCGAGAAGCTGCGTTATAAAGGGCTGATTCCAATGCCCCTTATTTAGGGTGATAACCCCTCGCTCAAAGCGACCTTGCAGTGCCCATACTACACGATCTACCTTACTTTTACCGCCATGCGACACACTTTCTATTCTCGGGTAAAAACCGATTCGCCTCATCTGGTCTTCCATATAAGGCATAACAGCATTCATTAAAGCCCCCCTCTCAATAGCAATACATCTTGCTCCTGTTTGTTGGGCTAAACGAAGTAAACGAACACTTGTCTCCCTGGTATTCCACCTTCCATGCTCTAAATCACCAAGAAACCAGCCCCCTTCATGGACTTTAACCGCCCATATCGCTGTTTCATCCAATTTTGCTGTTGTAATGCCACGACCTTTAGTCGCTGCCTCAAATCCAGCCAAATCTGCCACCACATACCAATCCCCGTCATCTGGCTCTTCGCCATAGGTAATCCACTCTTCTTTGAAAATTCCCGAATTAAAGCTCTCGAAAGAAGCTTCTAATTCCTGTCTCGCTACTTGTGTCGAAAGGCTGTCGTAGCTTCTTTGGACTTCTTTTGCATCTAAAAAGGGATTGTCCATTGATTTAAACTGATAAGCTGACCAATCATCGGCTTCAATGGCATAGTTAAATAATTGGAAAAAATGGTTCTTCCCATTGGGAGTCCCAATGAACAAACACGACCCTTTCGAGTCAATCAAAGCACTACGGACAATCTCCTCCCATATCATGGGCTTGATTGAAGCATATTCATCAATCACACAGTGAGCCATAGCCACACCACGCAAACTGTCAGGACGGTCACTTCCTGCTATGTGAATCTCACGCCCGTTAATTAAACGCATAGTCGCTGTGTTTTCATGGGTAAACTCAATTAAACCCTTACCAACCTCTTTCATGGAACGCCACATAATACGCTTTCCCTGCTCAAAGGTCGGAGCTATGTAATACACATCATGGTCTTTAGAGCGTAATGCCTCAATAAAAAGCGTATATAAAGCCAGACGGGATTTGCCCCATCTTCGCCCTGCCACAACAATCTTAAACCTAGAAGGGTCGTTATAAACATCTAACTGTTGTGGGTGTAGAGATACCTTAAAATCACTCACTCAAATGGGTTTCAACCTCTTCTGTCTCATGATGAGCATAAACCGGAAAACACAACATAAATATTAATAGTATTTTAAACACCACACATCCCTTCGTTATTAAACAAGGCAATACTAGCATAAAAAGGGGCAAGGCTTACAAGATAAGCAAACGTCCAAATTTTGGTGTCATTTTACTTTTATTGCTATTTTAACTTGTACACAGAGCCTCGCCCTCTATCTCGCATCATAAAATAATACTAACATAAAAAAGCAGGGCAAGGCTTGGAAAGGTTGGCTTTCCCAAAGTAGGAGGTTGCCTTACCCTGACTCTATAACCCTCTTAGCTGACTCAACCTGTATATTAATAGCTATAGGACGACTACCAGCCGTATCATCAACAGCCTTCTGTATAGGCACTAGACGATCCATACACATCTTAATAGCCTCTAACTGCTTGGGGTGGTCATCATGCAAAGCAATCTCTACCAGCCTCGAAGCTATCTTAGGAGCATTGTGTGCCAGTGTCTCCATAGACTCTGTCTTAAATTTTGCTATTTTCAAATTCTCTCCTGATGTTTGTGGGAGGTATATTCATAGGTACATACTACTACAAGACCCCCCCACCCCTCAAGAAGCCCACTACCTCGCTACAAGTCTAGGGTAGACTTCGCCCGCTCAACCATCTCACGCTTTCCTAGGCGTAGGAAAAGCACAGCGGATGACCTAAAGCGAGTTACCTAAGCCCACAAACCTAGCACAGCTTGCGAGAGTTGAGCAAAAAGGCGTTTGATTGTAGCTCACACAACCTAATTTATTCCTTATATATCTATTGACACTTGTAACTGATACAGGCATAATCGGGTTGTGTTTGACGACACCTATATTAAAAGGAGTAATTAAAAATGGATAAAATACATATGAGTGTTATGTCGGGTAAGCTAGACGGGTTACGTGCCATTAGCACGAACACTAAAAGCAACAGTTTTTGCCAGAAAATGTTCAATTCAGGTAAAAAAGATAATATATGTACGGTCTGCTATTCTAATAAAATGCTACGCACATATCGAAAGAATATGGAACCAGCACTTCAACGCAATTCTGATTTATTGAGTAAACCTGTTTCTGATGCCATTTTAAAGGCCACTAGGATTCTAGATAGCTTTTTACGCATTAACGCTCATGGTGAGCTAATCAATGAGCAACATCTAGCTAACATTGTCAGGCTTGCAGAGTTAAAACCACACTGTAATGTAACATTGTGGACTAAACGAGCCGATATTGTGCGTAAATACTTTGATAATCATGATAAGCCTGAAAATTTGATATTGATATTCAGTAACAGTCTCATAGGTAACATCATGACAAAACCACCTCGGCATTTTGATAAGACGTTCAACAACGTGCCGGAGTCTATGTATAAAGACAAACAAAATTGTACGGGTCAAAAGTGTGCAGACTGTCTCTTATGCTATCAACACAATGGAGTAGACACAATCGTAGAAAAAGTTAAAAAATATTAATTAACAGGAGCTTAAAAAATGGAATTTTTGATATTTTGGATTTTTATCGGGGCTATGCTTGTCCCAATTGCAATTTACTTGGATAAAAAAAGGAGTAAAAAAAATGATTAAAATCTTACTGGAAATGACTGGGGCTATTTTATGCCTGGTCGCATTGTGGGCGATTTGTTGTCTTTTATTTGTTGCTGAAAATAAAATTCTTGGAGTCTATTGACTCCAGGCAATATTTAAATTATCATCAAAATACTTTGACGGGTTAAAAAAGGAGCAATCAAAATGGATGATCCAAAAATTATTAAAATAAAAATCATATGCTTTTACGGTAGAGACTTGCTGTATCCCGAAAACGACACAGGCAAAATCTTTGCCAAAATGCTAGGCGTGAAGACCTTTAACAAGTTTCAAATTAATTGTTTGAAAGAGCTAGGCTACAAAATAAATAACCGTCATCTTTCATAAGGAGCAATAAATATGTTTACCGAAGAAGCAATCTCCATTCTTCGCCAGATGTTTACCGAAGAAGAAATCTCCATTCTTGAAAAAAAGAGTAACCAAATCAAGAAATGGTTTTTTATACCAAATGAAGACCCGGAAAACGCCTACAGATTTGATGGTGATAATTTGTTAACAGCCACTGTGAATCGCTGCGGGATTGCCGAGGACACCGAGAGGCTAATCGAGGCAGAAACCTTTAAAACCGACCGAGAATTTGAGGATTTCGTACAGTCGGCAAAAGATGCGAATGAAGTTAAACAACTGCAAGAGCGTTTAGAAACATTTGTAGAGGCTAAATTTCGGCATCCAGAAATTACCAGTGTGAATGATTTATTACACATTTTGCGAGAAATTGATGATTTTAACGAATTGCATGAAAGCGATTTCCCTGATGTCTGCGGAAATCAAGGAGTGTTGTTTAGCTACGATAACAGCCCTCCAATCGATTACAATGACTTGGTTTCCGATCTGCCAGTTTTTGACGCTGAGCCCGATTACACAGAAGGCATTTGGTCATGGGATAAAGAACACGTACTGGAACACGATGCTAGCGAGGGATGGTGTACCTTTACCCGCAAAGAGTGGGAAGAATGGCATCAATAATTAAGGGCTGAAACACATATATTTTAATTTATTACAACAAATAAAGGAGCAATAAAATGAGTAAAAATAAGTCATCTCGCCTTACCAAAGAAGACATCCGCTCGTGCTTTGCAGAAAGAACGGGCCTCGATGTCAGGCTAAAAGATATTAGAGTCAGGGGCAACTGGCTTTTTCATCGAGAGTATGATGATGAAATCCTTTGCTACGATGTTAGGGACGCACGATATAACTCTGGTGTACTTTGCATGGAAGCATGGGATACTTGCACCTTGGGCGAGTCCCCGTTCGTTACAAACAACAAGGAACGGGTCGTTGCAACATTAGAACGACTAGACAAAGGTTATCAAAGATACTTAAAAGAAATGGAAGCTATGTTTAACGAAGATTAGTTAAGGTGGGCTGGGTGTTGACGCACCCAACCCGTCATTTTGGAGCAATTCAAAATGATGAAATTCAATATTAATGAAAAGGAGCTAAAATGTCAAAATGTGAACTGAGCATCCGGCAGCTTTGTAAAAAATTGGGGCTGACCAAACAAAGAATCAGCGTCCTAATTTCCCAGGGCAGAATCAAATATCGCAAAATTGATAATTTTACAGTCATTACAGACGATGAGATTTTGCCACCACAAAAGGAGAAAAAATAAATGGTTGCTGCAAGAAAATATTACAAAGTAAATGAATCCACATTACTTATGATTAGAAACAAATCGGGTTGGGACGGGGTGCAAAAAACCTCTAGGGCTATTGGAATAGACGCAAGAACTTTAAAAAAAGTTTTTGACAGACATCATGTTGATAAACCAGTTATACGAAAGCTGTCTAAGTATTTAGATATAACTTTTGAAGATATTATTGGTGACGATGATGGAAAATACACTGGGAATAATCATAATCGACAGCAGCAATACAAAAATTATGATTTTGTTTTAGGTCGCAAAACCGATTTGTCAAACATACAAAGTCAAGTTGGTTCATCTCGAAGTAGCTTTGTAAACTCTATCGCAAAACGTATTTCTTATTATGACAATCAAATTTTTCTGAAATGTGCAAAACTAAAAACGATATTGAGGTTTAAAGATTCCTGCATTGCCGAATTTGCCGATTTAGACTATGGGATCGACTGGAACAAAAAAGTTTTCGATTTTGTAAACAAATTTGAAAAGAAAACTTGGACGATTTTAGAACAAAACGAATCTACCAATTTGGACGAAGCCTTTACATTTCGCACGTTTTTAATGATCAAGGAATTTTTCCATTTGTTGATTGAGAACGGCTTATTTAGATTGTACATTATCCATTTAGTGGCAGAAAAAAAGTCGAATCAAGAATATTGGGCTTGGAGAAGTCATTACGAAGATATGTTAACCAAACAGGAGCAATCAAAATGAAACCATCAATTTACATCGAAGACGCAAAAACTACACATATTGTTCGTAAAACAAAAACTTGGAACAAAAAAACCAAAAAATGGAAAGTGTTAAAAACCCCCATTCTGGAGAAACAGGAGTCTGTTTTACTTCGGAATTGCCATGATCTTTGGGACTTGATTGCAAAGGTTCGAGAAGAAGCGTATGACCTCGAATACGATCCCCACGGGGATACGACTTTAGAAGTTACTTTTAAGCTAGGAGTTTTTTATTAAAGGAGCAATTTAAATGAAACATATGAAAATAAGAGCATACCGTGAGTTAAAACGGGGTGAGGCTGAAGCTAGGCAGACTGCCCACAATTTGCTAACCAACGAGCAAAAGATTGCCAAAGCGGTAAGCCGCAGAGGGCAATCCGCTAGAGAGCTTGAAAAACTAAGGGGTAACAAACATAGTCAATAAGAACAAGAAGAATGATGTTGCGGAAAAAAGACCCAAGTTTAAATTCTTGGGCCTTTTTGACCATCCCACCCAAAATAGTCAATAAGTCTTTCTTGTTTTCTTTGCTTTGCTTTTGGGGGTGTTCCCTAGCTTCTGCTTTCCTGATGGCCGTCCACGCTTTGATCCATATGTACCAGCACCTTTTGGCATTACCTTCCTCCTCAATTAAACAAAAAAAAATCGCTCAAAAGAGCGATTATCGCAGGGCGAACTGTCCCACACACGATTTTACCAAAATTTAAAACTTATGCAACATTTTTTTCCGCTACAT